CAAATATAATTGAAAAAGATGATGCTTTGGGTGCATCATTTGCAGCAGCAATAATTGTAACAAGATTTAAATAATATGAATCTAGGAGATCAAAAATCTTTATTAATAGAAGCAGGTTTTTCCAATACAGAAGTAGATGATTGGGAGAAAGAAAAGGTACTTACTTTAAAATCTGCTGGTTTTGATAATCAACAAATAAAAGAAGAGTTTGGTTACATAAGTAATAATGAAAAAACTTATGCAGAATATTTTAAAAATATAAGTAAAGAAATTCAAGAAGAATCAATGCAATCAGAAATAGTTGGTCCAGATGATCAAATGTTGTACGACTCCATGCAAGAAAGAGGAGACACAAAATCTTTAAAAGAAATTATAGTTGGTAAAAAATTTGATGGAGATGAAATTTTAAAAAGAGGTTGGGGTAAAACTTTATTTAGTCTTACAGAAAGAATAATTAATGAAAAAGGTTTACCTGAAGTTTTGATAAACCAAAATGAACCAGAAGATTATACATGGTTTGAAGGACTTATGGAACATGCACTTACACTTGGTAGTGATTTACCTTTGTATGCACTAAGTGCTATTCCGGGTGCAGCTATGGGTGGTCCATACGCAGGTGCATTTACAGCAGGTGCAATACCGGGAGCAGCAAGAGAAACAATAATCAAAGGACTAGAGCAGCAATCTTATGGACAGCCAGTAGAAATATTAAAAAATTTTTTAACATCAGGCATCAAAGAAGGATCAAAACAAGGTTTAATATTTACAGCTACTGCTTTTGCTCCACAGCTAAAAATAGCCGGAACAAAATTAGCTGACAAATATGCAACAAGAGTTCTATCACAACTATCAGCTTTTGAAGGGGTTGGTGCAATATTAAATCAACAGCTTCCATCATTAAAAGATTTTTCATATTCCGCAGTATTGTTTGGAGGACTAGGGTTATATCAGCCTAAAGGTGTTATAGAAAACAGAACAAAAAAAATATTTATTAATAATGGAAAAAAACCAAACGAAGTTTTCAATGATGCTGTTATAAATAAAAGAGTATTAGAAGATGTATCATCAAGAGAATATGTAAGAGATTATAAAAATTTAGAAGATAGAAAACCAAAAATTAAAATAATTGATAAAGAAACAATAGAACAAAAAATTATTGAATTAAAAAATAAAAATAAAGAAATTTATAAAATTGAAAGAGAAAAAAATAAAGAAGATGGAAATTCTAGATCATCATTTTTTAAAAAAATATTTAAAGAAGAAAGACAAAAAAATCCTGACATAACTTTTACTGAAGTAACTCGTATAGTTGAAAGAAAATTGTCAGATAGAACTAATAAAAAAATAGAAGAAAATTTATTAAAAATTAAAAAACTTGAAAAACAACTTGATAAATCAATAGTAATTTTTGAAGATTCTTTAGCAAATAAAGCATCAGAAAATATTGTATTCAAATCAAAAGTTGAACCTTTGACAGTAGAAAAGTTAAAAGAAATAGGTTCAAAAGTAAAAAGAAAATCTATTATTGAAGGTATAGATAATAAATATCCAATACTAGAAGCTCTTAGAGAAGCAAAGGTAAATACAAAAACAGGTATAGAAAAACTAAATATATATGAACAAGCAAGAGTGTTAGAAGGTATACCAAATAGAGCAGCGTATTTTATTGAATACAACACAATCAATTTTAAAAATTTAAATGACAAGGGTTCAGGTTTAAAAACTGTTACTGAACCAATAATAAAACAAGGTAAAAATGAAACTCAATTATTTGAAACATATTTAATGAATAGAAGAGCATTAGAATTAAATGAAAGAGGAATTGAATCTGGTTTTAATATTGAAGTAGCAAAACAATTTGTAAATCAAAACAAATCTAAATTTGAAAAAACTGCAAAAGGAACTGATAAATATCAATTAGAACTTATGGAGTATGCAAGAGATGGTGGAATAATATCTGCAAAAGATTTCAAAGCTATGACAGAAGCAAATAAAAATTATGTTACATTTGCAAGAGAACTTATTAGTGATGGTAAAGCTGTAGTTGCAGAAGGTACAGTAAATCCATTTAAAAAAATAGAAGGTAGTCAGTTAAGAGTGTTTCCACCTTTAGAACAAATGGTAAAAAATACAAACTTGATTGTAAGTTTAGTTGAAAAAAATAGAGTAAGAGTAAACTTTATAGATAAAATTATTGAATCTAAAAAGAATGATTCAAGCACATTTACATTTATTAATAAAGTAAATCCTAAAACTACAAATGCTCCCAAAGAAGATTTAATGGTAATTATAAGAGATGGTAAAAGAGAAACTTGGAATGTTGGTAAAGATTTAGCAACTGCATTTAAAACATTAGATCAACAAGGTTCTAATATGCTTTGGAATTTTGCTTCTGCTCCTGCTAAAACATTAAGAGCTGGTGCAATTTTAATTCCTGACTTTGCAGTACCAAACTTTTTTAGGGATACCATGCAAGCTAGTTTTTTAAATAAAGTTGGGTTTGTCCCAATACAAGATTCTTTGATTGGTATGTTTAATATTATCACCAAAGGTAATAATAAAAAAGCAATGGCGATGTATAAGAAGTATGTCAAATCAGGTGGTATGCAATCCACATTATTAGCTGTAGATAGACCAAATTTATTTGATGGTAAAGTATATGATATATTGTCAAAAGGACCAGTTAGAAATGCTGATAAAGGTATGCTTGCACCTTTGAGAGCTTTGACAAGATTATCAGAGGAGATGACAAGATTTAGAATATTTGAAAAGACTTATAGAAAAGCAATAGACAAAGGATTAACAGAAAGACAAGCTCTTGAAAGAGCAGGATTTGAAGCTAGAAATCTTTTAGATTATGCAAAAAGAGGAACACTAGGTAATAATATAAATAGACTTGTTCCATTTTGGAACGCAAGGGTTCAAGGTTTAACAAGATTGTATGAGGCATTTAGAGATAATCCCGGAAGAACTACAGCTATGATTGGTGCTTATGTAGCAATACCAACTATAACTTTTTATATGTTAAACTACGATGACCCTGATTACAAAGAACAACCTGAATGGATCAAACAAAATTATTATTATTTTAAAATAGCTGATAAACAATTTAGGTTTCCAAAACCTTTTGAGGTTGGTACTTTAGTTTCATCTGTAATAGAAAAAACATTAGATTACATTAGAACAAATGAACCGCAAGAGTTTGCTAGATTTGCAAAAGACTTTTTTATAAATAATGCAAAAGGTTTTTATCCTATACCAACAGTTGTAAGACCATTTATAGAAAATTTTATGGACTATAGTTTCTTTCGAGATGCACCTATAATTCCAAAATCATTAGATAAAAATTTAGTCAATAAATTTTATTATACTGAATACACATCTGAAACATTTAAATTGTATTCTAAAATAATAAATGGCTTGGTTGGAGATGACAGTTTCTTAGCTACAAAACCAATACATGCAGAAAATGTATTTAGATCATGGACAGGTGGACTTGGTAGGTACATGATAGATATTATGGATTATGTATTAATTAAAGGTAAACTAATAGATGATCCAATAAAACCTACAGATACACTATCTAAGATACCAGTAGTAAGAGCTTTTGATATAAGAGATGTACCCGGATACTCAGCCAAATCATTAGTTAAATTTTTTGAAGAATACGAGGATATACAGAAGATTTTAAGTAGTATGGACTTTGCCTTTAAACAAGGAAATCTTGAAGAATATGCAAAATTAAAAGCTACTTTAAAGGTAGACGAAGTTGTGATAGTACAATATAGAGAAAGTATTAAAGAATTAGACAAGAAAATTAGACAAATTTATAATACAAAAGAACTTGCTGATGGAACTATTATAACAGCCGATGAGAAAAGAGAGTTGATTGATATGCACTATATGCTTATGATTAATTTTGCACAACAGGCTTTAAAATATCTTGATACAACAAGGAAACAATAATATAGGTTTAATATGACAGTATCTACAACGATAATCAAATCATCTCATAATGGTAATGGCTCAACCACAACTTTTGCCTACAGTTTTAAAATATTTGCGGACACAGATTTAGTAGT